GAACCAAGAACCCGCGACGGGATAGACATTAGGCAGTAGTAACAGAAGCCCAGGTCGTTGCGCTCGTAGCAAAGAACAGCGCAGCTTTGCCATCAGCAAGATCAACGCTTGCAGCGGCTGCATTGATTGTCGAGCTAGTCGCAGGATAAACCTTGATCGTCTGCCCCGAGGCGTTCCAAATGCCGACCATTGCACCGGCTTCAGTCGGCGGCAGCTTCACACCAGTCGAGGCTGCGGAAGTCGTGATCGCATTGAAAACAGCCGACAGTTGCAGAGCCGTTCCAGCAGTTGAACCGACAGCAACAAGACCAGTCGCGGTATCGCCGCAGATCGTCGTTGACGACAGCGGAGAATTACCAGCAGCCAAAACTCGTGACGGAATAGCCATGATTACTCCTTAGATTTGCTGCCAACGACGCGGAGATCGCGCTGCGGCAAGTGGAAAAATGGTTCTTCAAAACGTACATTCTCAAAACCTGCTTCAACTAACATAGTGCCAATTTGCTGTTTTGAGTAACACCAATGATGGCGCATCGTATCAGGTTCGGGCATTCCGAACAATGCACGCCCGATCAAATCGTCATTCCTGTGCCCTTGATTCCATAGCGCAATCACGTTGTCAAGGCATGGCATTTCGAGCGACAACTGACCGCCCGGCTTCAACACTCGCAACCACTCTAGCAACGTTTGTTTCGCTTTGGGTGTCGGGATATGCTCAAACAAATGTATCGCGGAAATCTCGTCGGCATGGTTATCGGGCAAATCAAGTTCTGTTACATCCGAAATCAGGTCTTGCTCGCCAATGCAATCAACATTGATCCAACCAGGCCAAGACCTATCGCCCGCCCCTAGATGGAGTCGAATACGCTCTGCCATTTGCGCCCCAAGGTTTCCGGTGAATAGTGCCGCTGAATGTATTGCTGTCCCGCCCTTACCAAAGCGTTTAATTCGTGCCTGTAGGCTTGCGAGAACTGAAGCCCACCCTTTAGCGGCCCAAGGTAACAAAAGTGCCTGAATTCCTTGTTTATATCAATCTTACTGGCGATTACAAAGCAACCCGACATGATTGCATTGATGAGCCGGTTTGCGCTTTTGTAGGTTTCTTCCTTGCTAGGCAGCAAAACAATGTTGCTTTGCCGCAAAAGCTGCTCTTGGGCAGCTGTAGACCACGGCACGCATTCAACCTGATCGTTAGGCCCTGTGCAGTACGTCATGTCGTACGTTTTCAGCATCTTCCCATACGGCAATATTTCTTTCAGATTGCTTTGATGCCCTAGCCACAAATATTTGTTACCGTCTGCGTGGGGTTGACCGCTATTCTCCCAAGTGTCGGGGATTACTTGGGCATCTTTTTCCGCATAGACGCGGATTCGTCGCGCCATTTCCGCAGTCGGACACACCACGGCATCAGCTTTTTGAGCCATTTCCGCATAAATGTCCCCTAGCTTCGGGTGCGTGAAATGATCGTCGCAAATGTCCACCACTGCTTTTGCGCCCCTAGCTTGCACCTGCTCAAACACCACTAAATCGTCGGGCTGCGGCTTGGAAAACACCGTGATATCAGCGCCCGTTGCATTCAGTCTTGAGTGATAACCGCAGTACGCCGAAGGCATAGCCGCCCTCAGTCGGTAGGATGCCATCTCAGCACCGCCGCTGTGCATGAATGAAACTCTCATATGCGCTTTCCGAGGCGTTTGCGCTCGTCCATGATTGCTGCGATTAGACCGCCGCCATGCACATTAAAGTGAATGTCAGGCAACGTCTTAAAGTATTCTTGAAATTCGTTTGCTTGCTGCGCCATTGCGCCATTAGACAAGAACCGTTTACCACCGACGATTACATCAATCGGTTCGTCTACGCCCTCGCCTGTGAATCGTTTAGTCTTGCCATCATCTGCTAGGCAAGAGTCAAAGCCGTACATCTCAAATGTTCTGAAACCCAAAACATAGCTCACCGACACCGCGCGAAGTCCTGATGTAGTGCCACCGCCGACAAGGAATTTCTTGTTGAAGATGCTGCGATACGGTTCGTCGTTGTATTCTTCAAACGCAAACGAGTGCCACAAAATGACCTTGTTTGCTTTCAGCGCGTCAAACATAGACGGATCGCACCTAGAAGCCACTAGATAGACCGTGTGCGCGTTTGCTTCGCTTAGCTGTGCGCTTCTATCTCGCGGGTCAACACAGCACCATAGATCGGGCTGTATGCCATTCTTGCAGAGAAAATCATGCGCTCCCTTAACTGCGAATATCGGGCGACCGCGTGCGCGTTCTGCTCGTATATTCTCAATCTGAGATGGCATTGAAGGCCCACTGCCCACGATGACCATGTGACCATCGTGAGCAATGAGACTTGGTACTAGCTCCGGTAAACCCCGCGCAATCGCAGAGCGAATGTTAGACACAATGCCATCAGGCGTCCCTGCGGCTTTAACATTAACCTTTAATTGCGCGAGATTTTCCATTAGCCAGGCATTGCACCTGTGCCGATAACCGCGATGCCAGCAGCGATACAAGTAACTGCCGTGGCATTGGAGATCGTGCGGGTCGAAGTGCAGCCGATAACCAAACAACCGGAAACCGTTGCATCGTCCAACACGCCACCAGTTGCGGTCGTATACAGAGGCACGTTGTCGTCGCAGTTAGCAGCAAGGTTCACTTGCATCACACCGGACAACTGCACCCACCCGTAATAACCCGAGGCAATCGAGACTTGCGCGAAACCGACGCGCTTGCTGCTTGCCGAGTTGGTGGTCGTCAGCAAAGCAGCAGTTTGCGAAGCGGTGATATTCACCGCGCCGTAGGTGCTGATTGCTTCAGAGGCTTGCACATACATCGCTTCGCCGCCATCGCTCAACAGCACTTTCGTGCCGGGAGTGAATTGGGCAGTCGATGAAGTATCGGTAAAGTTAGTGCCGATAACACCACTTACGCTGAAAGTAGGCATTTTTTATATCTCCTATTAAGCAATCAGCACGCCGCAGAACTGCGGGCCGCTGCTCGTCAAATTACCTGCCCAACCAATAAGCTTAACAATCATTCTGTTACTTTCAGCCTTTCGGCTTACTGACCTTTTCAGGCGGGGATGCCGCTTCGGACTTCCCTCCGAGCTTTCCTTTGTTATGGCTCGGTTCAGACTATCGCATCCGCTTTCGCGGCCCTCTCACTTAGTCGTTCACGCTGCTTTCGCTTGCGCCCTGTCGCCCGCTGCCGGGCTTCCAAGTCAATCAGAGAAGGTTTAAAGACGCCATTAGTGCAAAGTAGGTTTAGCGTCTTGGTTCACAGCTTGGCGTTCGCCACCGATAGGAACGAAGTTACGATCAGCGTGCGGACGGAACATCAGGTACTTGGTGTTCAGGAAGAACATATGGTTAGCGGTTGCAGAAGAACCGATACCACCGTCAAGCACCACGTCCGAAGCCATGCCAGCGCCAAAGTATTTCAGCGAGGCAAAGCCAGCACCGGCCATCGACGAACCGCTGTCGGTAATACGCTGAATCGACTGAAGCGATTGCAGGTACAAACGATAATAGTTATTATCTGCACAAATTAAATCAGGTTTATCCGTTCCACGAATCAACTGAACTGCAACGCTGTCCATGTACTGCTGAATGTTGCTTGCAGTAACAGCAGCACCGCCGTTAGTCACGCCGGAGAAAGACACCGAGCGCCAAAACGTCCAGGTCGCACGATCAATGCCGCCGTAAGTACCGGTGGCCGGGCTATCAGGCACAGCAGCGCCCAAGCCGGTCAGGTTCTTACCTGCGTTACCAGTGCCGTCAAGGTACAGGTCGCCGCTGATACGGTTGGCGATTTGAGCCTCGGCAACAGCCATACGGCCATCGAGCAAGTCGATAATCGCTTCCTTGCCGCTGTTCTGAATCATCTCAAGGCCGCTGATCGAAACTGCCGAAGCGTACTGAGTGATTGAGAACTGCGCCGCAGAGATCGGGCTGTTTTGGGACACGTTCAACACTTCATAGCCGCTATAGCTGTTGGTGTTGTTGGTGGCCGTGTCGTTGTACATAATCTCTTGCAAGATCACGTTACCGCCGGAGAAGGTCTTAACGTTTCCACGTTCCTTCAGTCGGCGCAACAGGGCGTTGTTGTTTGTTACGTTGTCAGCGAGTTCACCAGTACGACTTTGGATGTTGGTCGCAATGATATCGCTGATAGCACTATTGGCGAAAGCCATTATGTTCTCCTATCAGTTTTTAAAGTCGATCCGCTACGCTGTCAAATTGTTCAGCAAGCATTGATCGTCGATCTTGCGCTTTGGTAGCCGTTGTCGCACCGGGTGCGGCGCTTCTGACACTAACCGCTGCTGCTCTAGCCTTCTTCGCAGCTTGATTCGCTACGACCTTTTGCTGAGTTTCAGCTTGGGCTTGTCGGCTCTGCTGAACTTGCTGATAAAGGTTGTCGTCTAGGCGTATTGCTTTCTCGTATGCTTCTTCCAATGTAGCCGCCACACCGCTTTGCAGCAGCGAAATCATTGTCGGTCGCGCTTCCTCGAAATGCTCAGCCTTCATCGCGAAACTGTTGATCTCGCCTAACAAAGACTGATTCTGCACTTGCTCTTGTTGCTCTTTCCAACTCATCACCTCGCCACGAACTCGATTTAGTTCTTGTTGAAGTGCTGAGATATTTGGGTCAAACGGTTGTTGTTGCAACTCGCCGCCCAAAGTCACACCGTACTGCTGTGCGAGACGCATAAAAAGTTGTTGCTTTTGCTGCGGGTCGCTAAAACGTAGTGCGTGATCGGCTTCCATCAAAGCCTTGACTGCTTGCGTAGGCTCAATGTTCAGCCCGCGAATGGTGTCCATGTACGGATTCAGCACCTCTTGGAACTGATCCGCAAGCCTTGCTTTTTCCATCAGGGGCTGAACCCCTGCCTTCATCTGTTCTTCGCGCTGCCAGGCGTATTCTTTCAGCCTATCGTCAGCAGTCTGCCAAGCGTCGTGATAATCCTTTTTCCATGACGCGGGAGGACGCTTCCACACCGGTTCTTCAACAGGCTGTTCTGCCTGCTGCATCATTGTCTGTTCGGGTTCTTTCGCCGCAAACTTACCTTGCTCGTCGCGGGGCACATCTTCGCGGGCAGTCTCGCCTGCGGGTGCGATTTCAACTTGGTCAAACTGTTCCAGCAGCTTTTCTCTGCGGGTATCTTCTACGGGTGCAATAGCGTTCAGATCGGACATTTATCTCTCCCTGTGGGGGTTGCGGGTAAATCGTGCGTCGTCGCGCAGTTTGTTCAAAATCCTGTTTGCTTCTGCGTGCGTAACATTTGACAGTTGCTGCCTCAAGACTTCCCTGCGGTTATCTTTAACAGGCGCAACTTTCGTTTCCATTTTCTCGTTGCCGACTTCGATGCAGCCATGCGCTTGCAGGTGTTCCCTATGGCGGCTGCGGCTCGTAATCATCGAACCGTCAATCATTGACTGATAAGGCTGAATGTCCGGCATCACATGATGCACAGCAGTCGGTTGGTACTCGCCAACTTCTATCGCCTCACCATCAACATAAATCCAGCGTTTTCTCATAGAAGTAACAGAATTTCCTCGTCGTCGTTTTCAACGTGCTGATGCCATATCTGTTCAGCATTCTTAAGATCAGCAATCAATTTATCAAAATTAAGATTACTTGTCAAAATCTGTTGTTTGGTTATGTAATTCAGCGGCTCAACAACTTCGGGGATATCTTCCTTGCCCTCAACAATTCTTTCATACAGGGCGAGAACTTCCCGGCGACGCTCCTCCCGTACCGCCTTCTCTCTTGCAAAGCGATCTTTCAGCTTGTCGCCGTCATGGGTATCAAGGTCGATCAGCGTGGGAACGTAATCCCACGTTGCTTCGTCCCAAGTACCGGTGTCCCAACCCCCGTTCATGTTGCGATTTCAACTCCAACCGCTTTGCCATCAGGCCCACGGATGATACGTTTCGGTGCAGCCATGACATTCAGCAGATTGTCAATCTTGCCCGCAGTCTGATCGTGCAGCATCGCCATATCCTGCTGCAACTTTTCGACGTTTTGCAGCGCCATCTGCACGCCGTTACCTAGCTCAGCAGTCATGCGCTCAGCCGAAGCGTTTGCAGCCTCAACTAGCGGGATATCAACGCCAGGGTTAGCCCCAATCCTTGCTACGGTAACTTTTGTTGCTGCATCAAGCTCAGTTTTCCAGCGGTTGTATTGTTCTTCCATCTCGGCTTTTTGACGGTCAAACTCCAGTTTCTGCGCGTCCATCTGCGCCCGCATCTGCTCAACTTCGACTTCGCGTTGCGTCTTAGCCTGTTCAAGCTGCAACTTTGCTTGATCCATTTGCATCTGCGCTTGCAACTTTGCTTGCTCAATCTGCATCTGAGCCTGCATCTTGGCCTGTTCAAGCTGCCCGTCTGCTTGCATCTTGCCTTGCGCCATTTGCTGTTCAGCTTGCATTTTGAGCATCTCAGGGTCAGGTTGCGGCTCGACTGGGGGCTTGTTAACCAGTTTGTTGATCGACTGATCGATAGCGCCCTCAATCTGCCTCGCACCCTTAAATGCACCCACTCCGAACTTAAGCAGTTCGCCAATCATCGGGATCATTTCCGGTGCTTGCTGGCCCAACGGCAATGCTTCGCGCAAGAACGAACCAAACGCTTGCAGGAACTCGCCGCGCTCTTGCTTCATCTTTTGCTCGTCAAGCTGAACAAGAGAATCCGCAGCCACTTCAATTCGGAAGTTACGCAACGGCTTGTCTTTCAGCAATGCAAGCGCCTGGGGGATTAGCTGCTGATCTTCAGGCTGCAACTGATTTGCTGCCGCATATTGCAGAATCGTCTCGGGCTGGAACTTGGTGCAAATGACCTGCGCCTTGAGCCTGAGAAGCCCCGTAGCGAACAGCGCCACATCCTCCTGCATTGAGCGCAGACGGATTGAGGCGTATTGCCCCTTGATCTGCTGTGCTGTGGCCGTCTCGGACGCAAAAGACGATCCTCGGATAATGTCCGAAAGACCTGTGATTTCATAGATTTGGTTCTTGATCTCAGTCCGCGCCTGATAGCATTGAATGAGCGTCTGAGCAATCATGTCGATTGGCAAGAAGTCGATAGCACCCTTCAAGCCACCTTTCTCACCAAACGCCAGCCAAGTGTCAACAGGCAGTAGAGCGTTGTTCTCGCCCTCGGTCATCAGTCGCTGCAATGCGGGCTGTGACGCGTCATAAACGCCCCTAACGCGCAAAGCCTTGACCAAGCCATCTATCCTATCGGACAGGATATCAAGCTCGTTAGCCTGATCCTGATACAGCACAAAGTCAGCCACCGGCACAAGGGTGTCGCTCGTCATCGTTGCGTACAACGGACGCGGGCAGGGGAAGAATCCTTCTAGCTCTAGCGGGTCGTCGCGCTCGTCAATGATGTTGGGCATTGACTTGCTGAACCAATAGACCTTGCCCGTTTCCTTGTCCCAGTATTCACAAATCTTTGCGCGGGTGTGTTCTTTCGTGCTTTGGCCGTACTGTTTGAGGGTGTCAGGGCCTGCATCGAAAGGAATCTTGTTGCCGACTTCCTCGCCAAAACGCTCAATCAGCGCCTCGCGGGTCATGTATACCCAACGCCAAACAGCGGGTACTTCTTCCCATGTGCGAGCGACTGCATGGCCAAAGTCTTTCCAATGCACATAGTCAACGGGAGCGCATTCGTACTCGATTTGCTCCATTGGTTCTTCACCGGCTAGGGCTTGATTTCCGGCTTCCGGCTCGTCTATGTCCTCGGTAACTTCTAGCCCGTCCTCGGGCATGTCAATCGCTTGAACGTGCGGTTCATAGCGCACCCAAGACGTGCCACGCCCGCCAAGGAAACGATCCTCGACGCAATGCTTCATCGTGCTGCGAAAGTCAGGGTAATGCTCGATCTCAAAATCCAGCGCCCGCTCTATCAGCAGGGAGGCTACCCGTCCCACTTGGTCGTTATCTCCAAAGCGACGCGACACATCAGCCTTGGGCAGACGCGCATACACCGCAGGGATCAGCGTCTGAACGTTGCTCCACAGGATGTTGAACTTGGCAGTCTCGTTCGTGTTTTGGCTGCGGTTATCGTCGCGGTAACGCTTGATGATCTTCTGAGCGCGGGCTTCCCACTTCTTAAAGTCGTTGTCGTAGGCTGCAACGTTGTGCATCAGCTTCTGCAAGCCTGTGCTTTGATCTTCCATGTTTATCGCCTAATGATTAGTTCGTTAATTGGCACGTCATAAGATCGTTCGGGAAACTCTGCTCGGCGTTGTTCGTCTGTTAGGTTTCTGCGCTTTTGGGTGGCTCTAGCTTCGGCTTCACCGGCAAGGCGGCGGTAAGATTCCAAAGGATTTTTTGCTAGTTTTTCTGCTTCTCTAGCCGCATCCCTTGCAATGTCCAATTCTTTACCTGTTCCTACTCTTTCTAATGCAGCAAACGCACCCGCTTCGGGCTTTCTGCCAAACAATACTTCAAATCTTTTTAACGCTTCAAGTTGGCTAAGATTTGATGCCCGCATTGTTTTGTCAAGAATTGCAGCATCTTGTAATGCTTTGGAACTAAAGTCTATTGATTGCCGAAACATCTCAGGATTGCCGCCCCTTGCAAATCCTTCTTTCTGTTGAATTGCGTGCTGTATTTCATGCAATGCGGTACTGCGTTGCGTCAGTGAACTAGGGCCGGATGCTTCAAGTTCGTTTCTTAACGGACTAAATGATCCTTTCGGTTGTTCCATTGCAGTAACAGTTGTTTTGATTCTGCCTAATTCGGGATAAGCTCGATACAACGATTCATGGGTCAATGCTTCACTTAACGGATCGTTGTAAAAGTGTTTAGACATTATGTCGCTATGCACTTTCTCTGTCATTCGCGAGCCTGCGTCATTTATTTCTTGTCGCCATGCTGAATCCGGTGCTTTCCAGTTACCGGTTTCTTGCCATATTGCTTGCGGAGTCGCGCCTGCTTGCTCCATTTGTAACGCGCGTGCATTGGTTTCTGAATTCCAACTTTTAGCTTTTGGGCCGATGAAAGTTGCTGCGATTTCTGCCGCCCTATCAATGTTTCTTTGTTTTACATCTTCGGGAACGCCAAACACCGAACCACGCCAAAAGTTAGCGCGGGCTAAATCGTTTACAGCATTGACAGGTTCGGCTGATCCGTAGCTTGAACCTGTGCCTAGTGCCTTCAATGCGCCAACTAACCTGCTCGGAACTTTGGCAAGTTGTTGCGCCATCGTTGGCGGTGCAGCCGTAGCGCCTTGATACGCTAATGCCGCCGCTAAGCGTTCTTGTTCAGTCACGATTGCGCTCCGAGATCGCACTAGCCTTTGCGCGAGCATCCTTTTTACTGGACGCACCCCACGCCTTCAACGCCAATGCCAATCGAGTAGGTTTGCCGTTCTTTTCCATCGGGCCAGGCATATTGCCCATGCGTGCCAAGAATGACGCTCGACGCGGGTTATCGCCTGCCTTGACCGGTGGCTTTAGCGTCCCGCCCGTTTCAGCTTTGTACGAGGCTCGTCCCTTGGCATTCAGACCGCCCTCGGGATTCTTGCCTTCGCTACGCGTCCATGCTGCGCTCATTTTTTCTCCGGCTTTGCAGTCTTAGCTGATTCGCGGAAGTCCTTAGCAGTCGGCGCACCGGGATCGCCAGGCTTACGCATACGCTCGCCCGAACCGGCTTTGATCCGTTCCTGCTTCGCTAGGATATTGGCGTACAACCCGGCTTTGTTCATGCTGTGAAGATTCCAACAGCAATGACAGACACGCCGCTACCAGTCGTAATTTTCCACGGGCCGGTCGCTGCTGCCATGTTGAGTTCAAGGCTATACGTTCCAACGGGAGTCGTTGCGCCAGTAATGACAATGCTTGTCGATCCGTCAATCAGCGTGACGTTAGATGCAGTTGCGTTCGCAGCCACTACGATCAAACGGTGAACGTAATCACCGACTGCACCAGTCCCACCCAATACTTGCGCTGTTTGACTAGCTGCTACAGTTTCATACGCATAACGATACGGGTTAGCTACGCCACTCATATTCTTGATCCTTTTTGTTTAACAGTCGCCCACATATCGTTGAGCGTTACTGTGTTCATCGGGCCTACCATCAAAGGCTTGTCTCTATCCGGCGCTTTGACTGCCGGTTCTTGCCTCCACGCAATCGCCATCATACGAAAAGCGTCTGCGGGGTGGCTAGTCCAATCATGTCTTGGGGTCTGTCTGAAAGCCTTCTTGTCCTCGTCATACTCACGTTGGTATTGCTTTAACGCCTCGATGCCCTCGTAACACTTGTTGTCGAACCAAGTCGTCGGGATCATCTTTCTTACCGCTTGGATGCCGTCCTGTACCGAGAGATCAGGAACGATGCTAAGTGTCCCAAGCCCCAAGTGCTGTGCAAGCTGTTCGATAATGCTCTTTCCACCGCTTGCAAGGGTCTTAGCCTTTGCGTCGTGCGGTAGATAGTGCTTGCCGTAGCGGTAGCCTCGGTCGGCAATGACTTGGGCAAGTTCCTCGATGTTCGCGCCCGATACCGAGTAGAAGTCGATAACATGTATCTCTCCCCGAACGACCTGATACCACCAAATAGCCGTGTCATCCCGATAGCCCAAGTCCCATGCTGTATGCACCGGCACAATGGGATCGACAGCAATATTTGTGATGCGCCCTTGTTCTTCGGCTTCCCTGAGTTCTGTGCCGTAAAAAGAACCGAGAATTGAGGCTTCAAACGAAGTCTCCATCTCTTGCAGATACTGATCCTCGGTTAATTGCGCCCTAGCTGCTTTTAGTTCAGAGGGAGGTAGCAGCCCCGACGAAGAGGCGGGCAGGCGTAGCAAGAACCATTCAGCAGGGTTTTGCCTTGCTGTCTCGTAAATGTTCCAAAACTGATTTTTTCCCTTCGGCGTGCCACCGAACACACACCATCCCTGCTTATCAGACAGGGCGGGCCTTATCACGCTTCCGAACACACTAGGTTTGAAGTCTCCATATTCATCTAAATAGCAACCGTCGAAACCTAGACCACGCATAGCGTCGGCATTGTCAGCACCGAACAGCCTGATCTTCGCCCCGTTCATTACCGTGACCGTCAATTCGGCCTCGTTGCTGTCTGAAATGATCGGCTGAGCAAAGTTCTTCAGATAGTCCCAAACCACGCTTTTAGCCTGGCTGCGATACGGTGCTACATAACCAAACAGAGGGAAAGCTGATCTACAGGTCGCCGCTGCCCTGATAACGTCATTGATGGCCGCTACCGTTTTGCCTGCTCGCCGGTGCGCTACGAGACAGCCCCACCGCTGCGTTCGTGCATGGAACGGTAGGAATGCCGGTCGAGGCGCATAGGGCAAGATTATTTCGGATCGGCCCATCGGATCACCATTTCCTGCGGCCCGCCCTCATTACCTACGTTTTCAGTCCTAGCCAAGTCAGGGACGACCTTTTTCAGCAGGATATCCGCTGCTTTGACCTGCGTACCTGATAGTTCAATCTCGCCCTCAACGTGCTTGAGTAAGCGATTCATGATCTGACTGGCTTGAATCTTCTCTCGCCAAGCATCAGATAAAGTTATCTTTCTTTTCCTAGCTGCCATGTGATTGATTTGTAACAGATATTGTTAACATACTTAACTTATGTTATTACTTAAGAAAGCGCAATTTGTACAGGGTCGAGTCTATCTGATCTGCGATGCCGTCTACCAAGTTGTTTAGCTCGCTATCCTGTGGCAAGTCCTTGCGGAGATCGTTTACAAACTCTTTAATCTGCGTCAGGTACTTAACCGGATCGGTGGCCAGGTGGAAGTCCTTGGGGTAGCCAGTGATAATGTCATAGCACCCTTGATACGCCTCTGCCCACTTGTCTGCAAGATCGACTATTGCGTCGTAATACTCGCCTAGCGCCATGTGCTGAGCAAAGCTCTTGGTCTGCAAGTGCATGAAGTGCGTGACGGTTGCTGAGTGAAAAAGAACACTAACAAACGCTGCCGCCGATTCGTTGTATTTCGACATTTTTCACCCTTTTTCAGCAATTTCACTATGATATTCTGAATTTATCAGGCAGTCAAGCACGCAATTTCACCATTTGCGCGATCATGATTTCGACCGTATCTTTAACTCCCTGCACGTCCCGAACGATTGCTCTGCACCCCGTCCATTGGAGCGCAAACTTTTGTTGATCCTCGGTTTCCTTACCCTTTGGCCCTTTGACTTCGACGAGCCATGTAACGCCCCCAAAAGCCACCAGCAGATCGGGAACGCCTCTACCCATCGGGGCAAGGGATAAGACCGCACAGCCGCGCATTTTGAACTCGGTAACGATTTCCACATGATTTGCATCGACCTTTGCAGCGCGTCTCATAAGCCCTCAACAAAAATTGATTTCGTGGGCGTTTTCCAGTTCTTGTCCGGCGCAGGTTCTATCCAGGACGGGTCTAACCACACTAATCGGTTGTTCGGATAAGCAATTAACTGCCCGGTTTGCAAGGCAATGATGTGATGGTTCTTGTGCTGATCCGGCGTTTCTGACCACCCCGTTCTCATCCAATCAAGGGTGAACAAGTAATTTCCCGTTCGGATTATCCCATCCCTGCCAAGCGCCGTTACTTTGTGGTTCTTCAAGAATGAGAATTGATGCACCGCGAATTCATAGCCATACGAGTCCCACCATACGAGCTGCTCAATCGGTAGTTG